CTATGTAGGCTTGCTCGGCTGTTATTGCCTCTTCAAGCCCATCGGCCTTCTCAGCATCCTTAAATCTCTCCAGAATGCGAGCCTTTGCTGCTTCCGGCAATTCCGCCTTGCCAACAGCCGCTTCAACAGTGGCTTTGGTTTCGGCTATAAGTTTCGCCTTCTCAGCGGTCTCTTTTTCTGTTTTGAGAGTCTCATTCTCGACGGTTAAGGTCGCGTTTGCTTCTTTCAGAGTTTTGTTTTCCTCTTCAAGTTCCATAGTCTTTTTGACCTCCTTCAATAAGGTATTTTTGACCGAAGTCTCGATTTCCTTCACCAAGTCGGGTCGGTGCTCTCTGAAAATACTAAGAGTGACAAAATCAACATCATCATCTTTTGCCGCCTCAAGCATTTTTACTTGTCCACCAGCTCCGGCTTCAGTAACAAAATCAACACTTCTACCACGTCTTATGCGCTCAATGTATTTGGTTTTCACACCTTCTATCGTGGCATCGGATGCATCGCCTGCCGCATTGATGGAGACGCCCAATTCATTGAGCATCCCTTTATCTCTCAGCATAGCTAATTCTTCTTCAAACCACGGTTTGACAATGTGTGCTTCACCAACTACTTTGCTATCTTCAGGATGAACATTTTTGAGGGTTGCTACCCAATCCTTAATCGACCTTTCAGGACGGTTGTGCTCATCATCCTCGGAAGGATGGTCAGCATACATTTTCAATCCCTCAAAAACCTTATGGTCACGAACCAAAGTATCCAATGGATAATATCGTTCTTTCGATTCATTGAAGCCTGCCTTTATCACATCTATTGTGGCTATACCTTTATCTACCTTAGATTCTGTCAAAGGAATATAGTTAGTCAAAAGAGTTCGTGATGTTTTTTTCTGTACCCCTTTCGGCATATCTTCGTCTCCTATTCCGATTCCTCTATATTCAGAGCGAATCTTTCGTCTTACTTCTGATAAATTATTGAGGGGAATATTTGCCCGCTCACCTGCGAATCCACCTGGGCTTAAATAGGCCGATGCTCTGTCTAACTGTTTCTTGGTAGGCTTTACGGATTCCCATAACCGAAGTTTCCAAGTGGAGGGCTTCTCAGCATCGGGTACATAAGCGAAAGCGGCTGCCGGGAATTGAATACTGTCCTCAGTTTTGACAATCGGTTGCTCTCGAAGCCATACAAGAACGGAATCGGCCTCCTTCAGAGCTTCAGTAGCTTTCTCTTCAGTCGGTTCACTGGACAAAAGCTCCTGGCAGAGTTCCATTATCTTTTTGATTCTGCCTGAATCGGCGGAGGCGTTGCGTTTGCCAAGCTCTTGGATTATCTCGGAATGTCGCTGGCGCAATGATTCCATCGGAGTATAGACAGTCTGCCGCTTGACCTTGACAGGCTCACCGAGAGTAACCTTGCCTTCGGTATCTATGACATAGGATGCTTTATAATCAATGCCATCATGCCGATAGACAAGTTCGGTATCAAAGACATCGCTAATCCATGAACCTGAAGGCATAGCTTGATTTGATGTAGGGAATTTCAAGTCAATGGCGGCCTGTAATAGATTTCTTTTATCATCAGCGCTTAAATCAGATTCTTTCACATTGGCCTCCTTCGCGATCCATTCGCCTTTTACATTTTTTTCATACTTGGTTTTGACTGCCGCCCATGCAGTAGCCGCAGCCTTGCCCTCATCTTTGTACTGCTCTAAAGCGGAATTGAAGGCAGCAACATAGATTTCAATAGCATGACTGGGAAGTCCCTTGACTGCGCTTGGCGGGTTAGCTGTTGTGTAAGGCATAAAAAAACAACCACAGACTTTCGCCTATGGTTGTTCCATTCAGCTTTTTTACTGAGCTCTTATGCTCTGTCTAACATTTTAACAGTTTCTTCCAAAGTAATCAATACCGGTTTGCCATTTTGAATCATAATTTTGACTGAGCCATAATCAAGAAATTTCTTCCAGGGAACCTTTTCAATGTATCCCTGCAATTCTACTCTCTTGGGGTCTATGATGTCAAACTTGTCAGGCATCTAATCCTTCTTCATATACATCATGGCTGGCGCTATAGCACAGGTACAACCTGGATGGATGCCACCCTCCGGTGTAGGGAAGTCCTCACCTATCGGGATAATACCCACCGCAGCATTGGCTATGCAGTCCTCACAGTTGCCGGTAGCACCGCCTGAGCCGAGATACCATTGATGGCCATCAACACCTATGTCAACCATTTTTTCATGTGAGCCTTTCCAGAGAGCATTCCGGGTTTCTGTCTTAGCGATTAACTCGGAACGGTAGCGGGTCATTTTGGCAACCCCTTCACCTTTCCACTTTTCAAATTCCATTCGTATATCTCTTGCCAGCCCGGGGATGCCACGTTTATTTTGTATCGCATCGCTTACTACTTGAGCTAACTTGGCTTTCGTTTCCTCATCCATTTTAGTCACCAGTTTAGCGCAATAGTCTCTCGCCCAATTCACAGCCTGTTCTATCGGCGGGCCTTCATAGGCAATCGGTATCCCGCCCTTAGTTATGCCCCAGTAAATCAGCTCTTTGTCGCCCTGAATGTAGGCACGGACTAAGTGACCTTCAATAGTAGTCCTTAGAGCAGCCTGTAGAAACCTCACTATAGGCTCTAGGGCATCATCAAGGTCTGAATTTAGATCTGGCATTTTATTCTCAATTCAATCTAAAAATTACTATCGCACTCGGAAATGGTGCACTATTCTTTGAGTCTCCGAATTTCAATCGCCCCCTCAAAAAGCGAATCTCTGAGGCCATCATAACGATTTCATGCCACCATTTTGTATCTGTCCTTGAAGGAATAAGGCACACGACCAATTTGTTTTTGAGCGATTCTGTATAGGCTTTCTGTAGCCATTTAGTTATCTTTCTGCCATAAGGCGGATTACAATAGGTTCGATTTCCCCATTCTCTGTCAAGTCCGCCCTTACCATGCAAGGGGCATGGGTCATCATTGAAGTGAAACTCTGCATTTAGTGAATCGTAAAGTTCTTTCGGTGTTGACCAGTGTTGAGATGCTGAAGTGAATAATCCTCTATTTATCATCCCTGTTCCACATACTTATAATAGATTCCCTCTAAATCAGGCATCATGCTCTCCAGATTACCGAAATACTTCTTGAGGTCTTTCTCCAGGTCGTTGGCCAGTTTGATGTTCTGAGGAGAGCTAGGGTTAGCTGGTATGCTGGCTTCGAGTAGGTCTATGACGTCATCGAGTTCTTTCATGGCTTTTTAACCAGTGTTTGTAGGAACTGTGAAATATGTGACTACTACCTCTGGAGATTCAAGAGGTTTCAAAATAATTCCCTTACCTTGACAGGTTCGGCAGATTTCATTCGGAAAATAAGTAGCTCCTCCATCATATCCTGTAGAATCATAGAAGCCATAAGGTACTTGACCAGAACCCTCGCAGACAGGACACTTTTGCCATTCGCTCATTTCTGACACTCCCTACATGGTAGTCTTATCAAGCCACTCTCGAACTCTCGATATCCCTTGCCGCCACAAGCAGGACAGATTTCCTTTTTATCATCTTTCCCCAAGAGTTCCTGGGCTTCATTCGGTTCAATAGGAGTTTCTGTCATGGTTTTTATCACCCCTTCTAAATTACTATTGGCGTTCCTTAATCGCTTAGTACAATCATCAAGAGTCTGGTCTAACACAACTAAAGGGTCTAACGGCTTAACAGGTCTAACAGCCCGCCTCTTTCTCATGTACTCTCTCTGGTATATTTTCTTGGCCTCACCTGTTAGCATTTCACCTCATCAGGTCTAACATGGAAACAACATTGTCTCGGCCTGTCATATTGTCTCTTACCAATCCACTTGTGTAATTTCGGGCACCAGTATTTTCTTCCCTTGACAGTTACCAGGGTTTCGATTCGGCTACAGTCAGAGCAGACGACTCTATTGAGTTGGCTTTTTTGCTTCAAGGAATCTCCTAAATTCTATCAACGCTTTTCTCAGAGGTACTGTAGGGTCTAACTTGGCCTCTTTTGCCAGCGCATCTAATACCTGGGCAGGATCGTTTATGCCTAAAGTCACTAAGGCTTGTTGCTGGACTTCTGGAGCCGAGGAGAACTCAGGGAAGGCGGTAACCATCTGGACTATAGCCTGAGCTGCGGCGAACACATCTTCAGGTGCTATTGCAGGGAAGTCCTTGTCGACATACCAGTCTTCCTCAGGAACTTTGTTGTATTCAAGCACCAAGTCAAAGATATCTTGGAAAGCATCGCTCCATACCGACTGATAGGATTGAAACATTTTTAGCATGGGCAGCTCTACTGTTTTGGCGGTGGCGAGGTTACCGGTCGCTATGTCGCCGAAATATTGCTCAGGTATGCCCACAGCAGCACACACCTGTAATTTTAGCATCCTTGCATCATCATAGGCATTACGGGCATCCTGGGGTGTCTGGATGGCTTCCATGCCTACTGCCTCATTCTCTACTAAGACAGCGCCGGCTTCAGGGGTTTTGTCCTGTAAAGTGCCTTTGACAGTAGCTACCGCTGCTGCGCCACCGGTTACTTGCTTTCTCCAGGCGAAGCGTGTCCTGGCCAGCATCATGCCTACTCTAGCCGCCAGGAAGCGCCGGTATTGCTTAATCCAGTCTAAAGCGGGTAGAAGTAAAGGATTGCCTCTTTGAGAGATCGTGTTGAAAGCTAGGTGGTAAACGATAGCACTATTTGTTGCTGCTGAGACTGTCTGGCCGAGAGCATTTTTAGTAGGTTCATTCTTTATATTGAACACACTTCTGTAAAAGTCGATATGTGGCCGACTCTGAGCATCAGTCCATGACCGTCTGTAGAACATGGGCTTTTCTAAATCTTCAGGGTCGGTGACTATCTCTACAATTTCGAGGGGGTCAATGGTTCGGATAGTGGACTCCGGACCGAGAAACAGAGCAAAGAATATCTCACCGTCTACCAAGAGCTTCTGCGAGCATTTCCTCTGCCCGCGTGAGCCCAGAATCGGTGTATTGTTCCTGCTATACCAGAAGGCTTCAAGTACGTCTTTAGTCTTTTTGTTTGTCTCGTCTACTTCCCAGGTCATGCCCGGGCCGAAGGTGTAGTCTGTCCAGATTCTTATTGCCTGAGCCGCTAAGGGGTCTCGCGCATGGTATAGGCGGGACTGTTTGACATAGACGGGTCTTAGAGATGGCGTGATAGGGTCATAGCCGCCGCCTGTCAGGTTTATCCAGCCTCTATCTTCAATAGCCAACTCTCGCTCAACTGTGGATGTGGCCTCAAGTAAGAGCTGCTGAAATTCCTGATAACCTACTATTTCGTTTAGGTCTTTTTGTTCCATAATATCACCTCCATTTTACACCTTTAGCTCCATAATTTCACATCTTTTCGCTGCTATCTCACAGGACTTCTCATCATTGTCTATCCCAATACACGGTATTTCTAATCGGATACAGGCTAACAATGTTGAGCCGCTTCCGCAAAAGGGGTCTGTGATTAGATTATATTCTGGCATCTTGACTAGCTTGACTAGGTATTCCATAAGGGCTAGGGGCTTGACTGTAGGATGG